ACAACAATGAGTTTAGAGCTGACATCTTCCTGAAACCAGCTAAGTCAATTAACTATGTAACCCTGACATTCGTTGCCACCAGAACTGGTGTAAGCTTCGAAGAAGTTGTTGGTAGAGTTTGATTTTAGATTATAAATTACTAAAGGAGGAACCTAAAAATGGCACAAATTCCAACAAGAGGCATTTCACAATTTAAGTCAAAACTCATCGGTGGTGGTGCTCGTCCCAATTTATTTGAGGTTGATGTCACATTCCCACAGGCAGTAAACCTTGGAATTCAGGGTGACGGTACTGGGCAGTTTGATTCTGAGAATTTCAGATTCCTTTGCAAAACTGCAGCACTTCCAGGTTCAAATGTATCTCCAATCGAAGTTCCTTTCAGAGGTCGTACTCTGAAAGTTGCTGGAGATAGAACATTTGATGTTTGGACCGTCACAATCATCAACGACGAGAACTTCTCACATAGAAGAGCATTTGAAGCTTGGATGCAAAATGTTGCTCAATATGGAGACCACTCTGGTCTGACAAATCCATCTGACTACATGGGTAATGCTATTGTTTATCAACTTGGCAGAAGCCCTTCAAATACTCAAGGCAACAATACAACTGGAGAGCCTTCAAACATTCTGGCACAATATCGTTTCATTGATATTTTCCCAACTGCAGTTTCTGCAATTGATCTTTCCTACGATTCTTCGGACACAATCGAAGAATTTACCGTAGAATTCCAAGTTCAATACTACTTCCCAGAAGCACCTGGTTCTGGAGCATAATAAATAGATCATAAGTAGTCAAGAACTTTAATAATGGCAAAATTATTTGGATTCTCTATTGAGGATACTGAACCACTATCACCAAGTACAGTTTCTCCCGTCCCACCTAATAATGAGGACGGGAATGACCATTACTTGAGTAGTGGTTTTTTTGGTTCTTATGTTGATATTGAGGGAGTTTATAGAACTGAATTTGATCTTATTAAGAGATATCGGGAGATGGCACTTCATCCAGAATGTGATAGTGCCATCGAAGATATTGTTAATGAAGCAATTGTATCTGATACCAATGATAGCCCTGTTCAAATTGACTTAGACAACCTTAATGCAAGTGATGGCATTAAGACCAAAATTAGAAATGAATTTAAATATATCTTAGAACTTTTAGACTTTGATAAAAAGTCTCATGAAATCTACAGAAACTGGTATGTCGATGGTAGATTATATTACCACAAAGTAATTGATTTAAAAAATCCTCACGAGGGTATTCAAGAATTAAGATATATTGACGCACTAAAGATGCGTTATGTTCGTCAAAATAAAAAGAAAAAAGATAACGGAAATACTTTTGCAAGAATGAGATCTGATAATCCAATGGATTATGAGTTTCCGGAAATTGAAGAGTATTTTATTTACAATCCAAAAACTACATATCCAACAACAAGTCCAACATCTTCTGGTGCAAATAATGGAATCAAAATGTCAAGAGATTCCATCACATATTGCACCTCAGGACTTGTAGATAGAAATAAAGGATCAACACTTTCATATCTTCATAAAGCAATCAAAGGACTCAATCAACTCCGTATGATTGAGGACTCACTAGTTATCTACAGACTTTCAAGAGCACCAGAAAGAAGAATTTTCTATATTGATGTTGGCAATCTTCCTAAGGTAAAAGCAGAGCAATATCTCAGAGATGTAATGATGAGATATCGTAATAAGTTGGTTTATGATGCCAACACTGGAGAAATTCGTGATGATAAAAAGTATATGAGTATGCTTGAAGATTTCTGGTTGCCAAGAAGAGAAGGTGGTAGAGGTACTGAAATTTCTACTCTTCCTGGTGGGCAAAATCTTGGAGAAATTACTGATATCAAATATTTCCAAGAAAAACTGTATCGTTCACTAAATGTCCCAACATCAAGAATTGGTGGAGATGGTGGTTTTAATCTTGGACGATCATCAGAAATTTTGAGAGATGAACTGAAATTTAGTAAGTTTGTTGGTCGTTTGAGAAAGAGATTTTCAAATATGTTTAGTGATATGTTGAGAACGCAATTGATTCTCAAGAACATCATCACTCCAGAAGACTGGGAGATTATGAATGAGCATATCCAATATGACTTCTTATATGATAATCATTTCTCAGAGTTGAAAGATGCTGAATTATTGAATGAAAGACTGAATTTGGCAGTAACAGCAGAACCTTATGTTGGTAAATATTTCTCCCAAGATTATTTAAGAAGAAAAGTTCTACGTCAGACCGATCAAGAGATTATTGAACAAGATGCATTGATTAAGAAAGAAATTGAAAATGGTGTTATTCCAGATCCTTCACAGATGCAAATTGATCCTGCAACTGGACAACCAATTCCTGACGTAGACGTTATGGATTTAGGCAAACCAGTTGTAGAACCAGACTTAGGAAAACAAGAAAAAACGGTAGAAATCCCAGAGGATGGGGAAATCTAATAAATAACTGAGACTTTATTAATTAAATCAATGGATGAATTAATGGATATGATTGTCACTGATGAGAGTCCTTCTCAAATCAGTGATAAAATCAAAGATCTTTTATTTGCTAAGGCATCTGAAAGAGTAGATTCGTTTAAGCCAGTTGCGGCAAATTCTCTTTTTGGAGATACTGAGTCTGAGGAAGATACTGAAGACTACGAAGAATCATAAATAAAAAGTATAAGACTACATTATACAAATGCAAAGAACTAAGATAATTGAAACAGAAGTTTCTACTGGAGGATCTGCTGGAACTGCCACAAGCATCAGTAGTGCCACTTGCGTAAGACTTCATAATGATACTGCTGGAATTATTACTGTTGGTGTTTCGACAATCGTTGGAGCAGCCACCACTAATTACTTCACAATGCCAGGTAATTCTGTAGAGTTTCTTGAGAAACTTCCATCTGATGTTATCTGGACTTCATCATCTATCAAAGCAGCAAAAGCAGGATTTACTAACTAAAACCATGAAACTCATCAGAGAAGAAATCGAACAGGTCGAATTTATCGTTGAAAATAAGAACGGTAAAAAATCACTTTTCATTGAAGGTGTTTTTCTTCAAGGAAACATCAAGAACCGCAATGGTCGTATGTATCCTATGGAGACTCTTCGCAAAGAAGTTGCCCGTTACAATGAGAACCATGTTGCTCAAGGTAGAGCACTTGGAGAACTCGGACATCCAGATGGTCCTACCGTAAATTTGGACAGAGTTTCTCACAAGATTGTTTCTCTTAGAGAGAGTGGTTCAAACTTTATCGGAAAAGCAAAGATTCTTTCTACTCCTATGGGTAAGATTGCAGAATCTCTCATTTCCGAAGGAGTAAAACTTGGTGTTTCTTCTCGTGGAATTGGTTCCCTCAAATTGACAAGAGAGGGAATTAATGTTGTCGGTGAAGATTTTATGTTAGCAACTGCTGCTGATATCGTTGCAGATCCTTCCGCTCCTGATGCTTTCGTTGAGGGTATCATGGAAGGAAAAGAATGGGTATGGGATGGTGGCATTCTGCGTGAAAAATACGCAGAAAAAACCTACAAGACTATCAATACTCTTGTAGATCAAAAGAGATTGGATGAGAATAAGTTAAACTTATTCAACGACTTTCTCGCAAATCTTTAATTTATAAATAAATATAGTTTAAAACTAAGGTTAAACGGAGAGTTCAAATGTCTCGTGGAGATTTACAAGAAATGGAAGTAGGCACTAAGCAATCCAAAACCGCCGTTAATGCTGGTGCAAAGGCGGCAGAAGGAATGCCTAAACTGAAAGATCCAGGTACTCAACTTGGTTCTGTAGAAGATCTTGGTGGACCAACACCAGAGAACTACAGATCTGATGATGATTCAGCAAAGCTGAAGACTCCTGGTGCTACCCTTAAGCAGGTAAAAGATGTTGTCACCAAAGGTGCAAAATCTGCCGATGCTATGAAAGCAGTTAAGGAAGAAGAAGTACTTGAAGATGAAGAAGTTCTTGCCGAAGCTGAAGAGACTGAAGAAGAAGTAGTAGAAGAAGAGACTCAAGAGTATGACATCGAAGAAGATGTAAATGCTCTTCTCGGTGGTGAAGAACTCTCCGAAGAGTTTAAAGAAAAGGCAAAAACTATTTTTGAAGCTGCCCTGACCTCTAAGGTTGCAGAAATCAAAGAAACACTCGAAGCACAATACGAGGAAAAACTCGTAGAGCAAGTAGAGGAAATTAAAGAAGAACTTGCACAAAGAGTAGATTCTTATCTTGAATATGTTGCCGAAGAATGGTTCACCGAAAATGAACTGGCAGTTGAGCAAGGTCTTAAGACCGAAATGACAGAATCATTCCTTGAAGGAATGAAGAGTCTTTTTGAAGCACATTATGTATCAATCCCTGAAGATAAATATGATGTTCTTGAGAGCATGGTAGAAAAACTTGATGACATGGAGACAAAACTCAACGAGCAGATTGAGAAGAATATCCACCTTAACCAAAGACTCGCAGAGTCGGTTGCTGACGGAATCTTCGATCAGATTTCTGAGGGCCTTGCTGCTACTCAGAGAGAGAAGCTCGCTTCACTTGCCGAAAGTGTTGAGTTTGAAAGTGAAGAAGAATATCGTGAGAAACTGGAGATGTTGAGAGAATCATATTTCTCATCAAACAAAACTCCAAAGGTAAAAACTGAAACTCTGTCCGAAGGAGTAGATGTTGCTCCAGAATCAATTTCTGGATCGATGGATGCTTACCTGAAAACACTTTCAGCATTCGCCAAAAACTGAATTTAATATTAATCAAACACAAACATTCACAAAGGTAAAAGCAAATGTTCCATTCCGAGCATCTGCAGGAAAAGTGGGCACCTCTCCTCAACTATGAAGGTCTTGATGCAATCAAAGACTCCCATAAGAGAGCAGTAACCGCAGTCCTGCTGGAAAACCAAGAAAAATTCCTTAAGGAATCCGCAGCATTCGATTCAGGTATGAACCTGATGGAAGCACCAACCAACTCAGCTGGTACAGGTGGTTTCGGTGGCACTTCTGCCGCAGGTGGACCTACTGCAGGTTTCGATCCAGTTCTGATCTCACTGATCAGACGTTCAATGCCTAACCTGGTTGCATATGACCTGGCAGGCGTTCAGCCAATGAACGGTCCTACTGGACTCATCTTCGCAATGCGTTCCCGTTACAATAGCCAGACCGGAACTGAAGCATTCTTCGATGAAGCAGATACCGCATTCTCAGGTCAGGATGACGGTTTCAATCTGACTGGTGGTTTCTCAGACGTTAATGCTGGTCTTGGTACTACTTCACAGTCTGGTACTAACCCCTCAATTCTGAACCCAGTCGGTTCTGCTACCTCAACCGCATATAATGTCGGTCAGGGTATGAACACCGGTGATGCAGAGAACCTTGGATCTGCTGCAGGCGATCAGTTCAACCAGATGGCATTCTCTATCGAGAAGGTCACTGTTACTGCAAAGTCAAGAGCACTGAAAGCCGAGTATTCACTTGAGCTTGCACAAGACCTGAAGGCAATTCACGGTCTGAATGCAGAAGCAGAACTTGCTAACATTCTTTCTAGTGAGATTCTTGCTGAGATCAACCGTGAGGTTATCAGAACAATCTACAAGATTGCTGAGCAAGGTGCTGCTGAGAACGTTGCAACTCAAGGTGTATTTGACCTTGACGTTGACTCTAACGGTCGTTGGTCGGTTGAGAAGTTCAAGGGTCTTCTGTTCCAAATCGAAAGAGATGCAAACAGAATTGCTCAAAGAACTCGTAGAGGAAAGGGCAACATCATCATGTGCTCTGCAGACGTTGCTTCTGCATTGACCATGGCTGGTGTTCTGGATTACACCCCTGCACTCAACGCTAATCTCAACGTTGATGACACTGGTAACACCTTCGCAGGTGTTCTGCAAGGTAAGTATCGTGTTTATATCGATCCTTATTCTGCAAACTTGGCTGCTGATAACAGTGGTCTGGCACAAGGAACCAACCAATACTATGTTGTTGGTTATAAGGGTTCTTCACCTTATGACGCAGGTCTGTTCTATTGCCCATATGTACCTCTGCAGATGGTACGTGCAGTTGGAGAGGATACTTTCCAGCCTAAGATTGGCTTTAAGACCCGTTACGGCATCGTTGCTAACCCATTTGCGGAAGGCAATGCCGATAATCAAGGTCTTGGTCGTCTGCGTGTCAACAGCAACCGTTACTACAGAAGAGTTGCTGTTAAGAACATCATGTGAGTCTTATCACAAGAGTTCTCTGGGACCCGAAAGGGTCCCTTTTTTTATCTAAATAATTCAAAAAATGGCAGTATCTAACGCGTATAAAAATCAAATACAGAATAGAAATTTTCTATCACCTGTAGGATTTAAGTTTACTTTAAACAGAGCACCTAAAGTTGCATTTTTTGGAAACTCTACAAATATTCCAGGAATGACGTTAGGTATTGCTGTGCAACCAACTTATCTAAAAGATATTGACATTCCTGGAGATAAGATTACATTTAATGATTTAACTCTTAGGTTTCTTGTTGATGAAAATCTTGAAAACTATGTGGAAATTCAAAATTGGATTCGTGGTATTGGGTATCCAGAATCTTTAAGTGAAATATATAATTGGCAAAAAAATAATTCTGTGATGGATGTTCAGGATAAAAGTCAAATGAATCTTTATTCTGATGCAACTTTAACTGTTCTTACAAGTTCCAACAACTCAAACTTTCAAGTTAAATTCTCTGACGTTTTTCCATACTCAATAACTGATCTTCAATTTGATGCAACAGACAGTGACATTGATTATTTGACTGCAGAGGTTACTTTCAAGTATACTATCTACAATATAGTAGATAATGCTGGCAATCCATTATGACTTTTGATTTGGATACAATCCAAAAAATGTGGGAAGAAGATTGCAAAATTGATCCCGATAACTTACATACAGAATCTTTAAATATTGCAAGTTTACACGCAAAATATTTTGATATCTATAATAATATTGTTCTTCTAAAAAAGAAGGCAGAGCAACAAAGAAAAAATATCCGTCACGATAGATATGAGTATTATACTGGAAAAGCGGATCCTGATGTTTATGTGGAGAATCCATTTCCTAAAAAAATTCGTGATAAGGAAACTCTTCAAAAATACTTAGATGCTGATGAGAAACTATCTCAGGTTTGTTTAAAACTTGACTACTACGATACAATGTTGAATTACATTGAAAGCATTCTCAAAATGATTCAAAATAGAACTTTCCAAATCAAAAATGCAATTGAGTTTGTTAAATTTACTGCTGGGCTAGGGTAAATAAATACTCCCAGATGAATGGATTGATGTGATTGATACAACAGCAAACCTCGTTATATCTAAATCCAACGAAGTATTTTTAAAGATTAATACGGAACCTCATATTGAATATGAACTTAGAGACCACTTTAAGTTTGAGGTTCCTAATGCAAAATTTATGCCCCAGTACCGTGGTAGGAATTGGAATGGGGAGATTCATTTGTATGATATGAGATCCAAACAGATTTATGTTGGTCTATTAGATAAGATTGTATCCTTCTGTAAGCAATACGGATACACTTACAAGTTTGACGATAATAAATTTTACGGACTCCCATTTGAAGTTAATGAAGAGATTTCATATGAGGGTGTAAAAGATTATATGAAATCTATTTGTGCTCATTCTCCACGGGAGTATCAAGTAGAGGGAGTATATGATGCTCTAAGGCATAACAGAAAACTATTGATAAGCCCCACTGCATCTGGCAAATCACTGATGATCTATTCGATCGTAAGATATTATGTGGATAAAGGGCAAAAAATTCTTTTAATTGTTCCAACGACATCTCTTGTAGAACAGATGTACAAGGACTTCGAAGATTATGGTTGGGATGCTGAGTCATATTGCCACAAGATATATTCTGGTAGGGAGAAGACTAATGAACACGAGGTTACAATTACAACTTGGCAATCAGTCTACAAGTTAGATCGTTCTTTCTTTGAAGATTATGGTGTAATTATAGGTGATGAGGCTCATTTGTTCAAGAGCAAATCTTTGATACAGATCATGACCAAACTTCATCATGCAAAATATCGTTTTGGGTTTACAGGAACTTTAGATGGAACTCAAACGCATAAATGGGTTCTGGAAGGTTTATTTGGACCATCATATAAAGTTACCAAAACTGCAGAACTAATGAAGCAAGGACACCTTTCTCAGTTGGATATTCAATGTCTTGTTCTTAAACATCCTCCACAAAAATTTGAAACTTATGAGGATGAAATTCAATATCTAATCTCTCATGAACAAAGAAATAAATTTATTACAAACCTTTCTTTAGATCTCAAAGGAAATACCCTTGTTTTGTTTTCGAGAGTTGAAGCTCATGGAGCAATACTATATGAGATGATAAATAACAACAACCGTGAAGATCGTAAAGTATTTTTCGTTCATGGTGGAGTGGATGCTGAAGAAAGAGAACTGGTAAGAGAAATTACAGAAAGAGAAAACAACGCAATCATCGTTGCATCTTACGGAACTTTCTCAACAGGCATTAATATAAAAAGTCTTAATAATGTAATTTTTGCATCTCCAAGTAAATCTAGAGTTAGAAATCTTCAATCAATTGGAAGAGTTCTTAGAAAAGGAAAGAATAAAACTAAAGCAGTTCTTTATGACATCTCTGATGATTGTACACTAAATTCAAGAAAAAATTATACTCTTAATCATTTCATAGAAAGAATCCGTATATACAACGAGGAACAGTTTAACTATGAAATCCTTACAATACAACTAAAGAGCAAATGATAGAAGAAGATTTTTATGCAACCTTAAAACTAAAAACCGGAGAGGAAATCTTCGCAAAGGTAGCATGTACCGAAGAAGAAGATAGAACTCTTTTGTTAGTTACTAATCCCATTATTGTTGCTGAAATAAAAGGTAGATCAGGAGTAATGGGATACAAGATAGAGCCTTGGTTAAAGACAACCACAGAAGATATGTTTATTATTAATATTGATGATGTTCTTACAATGACTGAATCTTCAGACATTGAAATGATTTCTATGTACCAAACTTATTGTAGAGAAAGTTTTAAAACAAAGAGCAATCAAGCAAAGATATCTCGTAAAATGGGATATCTAGCAAATGTCAATGATGCTAAAGAGATCTTAGAGAAGCTATTTAAGAATAGCTAAAGCCTGATCTTCAAACCCAACAAAGGTATTCTACACAGTTTTTAGAACCTTGTCAACTATTTGTATAGATGGTATAATTCATACATATTATGAGATAAACTAATGATAACTACAGCAGTTATGACCAGAAGAAAAAGGTCAGAGCATTACGTAAACAACAAAGAGTTTCTTGCAGCACTTATTAAGTATCGTGAGGATGTTGAGATTGCTAAAATTAAAGGTAATCCAAAACCACAAATTCCCAGATATATTGGTGAGTGTTTCTTGAAGATTGCAAATCATTTATCATTCAAACCAAACTTTGTCAACTATATGTTCAAAGATGATATGATTTGTGATGGTATTGAAAATTGTGTTCAGTATATTCATAACTTTAATCCAGAGAAGTCCCAAAATCCTTTTGCTTACTTTACACAGATTATTCACTACGCATTTCTAAGACGTATTCAAAAAGAAAAGAAACAATTGGAAATCAAGAATAAGATTCTTGAAAAAACAGGATACGATCAGGTATTTGATAGTGGAAGTGTTGACGGATCTGAATATTCAGATTATAATTCAATCAAGGACAATATTCACTCCAAACTTCGGTATTGAATGAAAGTAGCAATTATTACAGATCAACACTTTGGAGCAAGAAAGAATTCTAAACTCTTTCATGAGTATTTCCTAAAATTTTACAATGAAGTGTTTTTCCCGACGCTGGAACAGTACGGGATTACCACAGTTGTAGATATGGGAGATACTTTTGATAGTCGTAAAGGAATTGATTTCTCTGCACTATCGTGGGCTAAAAATAATTACTATGATCGTCTTAACGAAATGGGAGTTAGTGTTCATACGATCGTAGGTAATCATACTGCTTACTATAAAAACACCAACGAAGTAAATGCAGTTGATTTACTTTTGCGTGAATATGATAATGTAACTGTATATTCCGAACCAACTGAAGTTTTATTAGACAAACTTAAAGTACTTTTTATACCCTGGATTAATCAAGAAAATGAGAAAAATGCTCTCAAACTTATTCAAAAAACATCTTGCGAGTGTGCGATGGGGCACCTTGAGCTCCAAGGATTTAGAGTTAATAACCAAATCGTCATGGAGCATGGTTTGGAAAGCAAATTATTTGACAAGTTCACCAAGGTCTTCTCTGGTCACTATCACACTAGATCGAACAATTCAGTAGTTTATTATCTTGGAAATCCCTATGAATTGTATTGGAATGATCTAAATGATACTAGAGGATTTCATATCTTTGATACTGAAACTCTAGAACATACTCCAATCAACAATCCATATAAAATGTTTTATAACATTTATTATGAGGATACCAATTACCAAACTTTTGATACTCGTGAATATCAGAACAAAATTGTTAGAGTGATTGTTCGAAAAAAATCGGACATGAAGAAGTTTGAAAAATTTATTGATAAACTCTATGCTTCCAATGTTGCTGAACTTAAAGTTGTAGAGAACTTTCAAATCCAAGAGAATGAAGAGTTTGAAGCATTTGAGTCAGAAGATACGATTTCTATCTTGAATAGATATGTAGAGGAAGCAGAAATTGAACTTGATAAATCAATAGTTCAAAAACTTATTTCCGAAGTATATCAAGAGGCTTGCGAACTAGTGTAGAATGTTTATTTTAACAATCAATGGCAGAGAAGACGAAGGTGCATATTCTGTAGTAAATGAAGATGGGAATCAAGTTCTTTATCTTTTTGAAGAAGAGGATGATGCTACTCGTTTTGCCTTGATGTTAGAAGAGGATGACTATCCAGAAATGCATGTGATGGAAATAGAGAGTGACTTGCTTGTAAATGTTTGTGAAATGCACGGGCATGAGTATGTTATTATTACACCCAATGATATTGTGATTCCCCCTAAAGAAAATGATATTATTTGAAAAGATCCGTTGGAAAAATTTTCTTTCTACTGGAAATCAATTTACTGAAGTTGAACTGAATAAAAACTCAACCACTTTAATTGTGGGGAATAATGGTGCAGGTAAGAGCACAATTCTTGATGCTCTATGTTTTGTGTTGTTTGGAAAAGCTTTCCGTAAGATTAATAAACCACAACTTATCAACTCCATAAACGAAAAGGAGTGTCTTGTGGAGATTGAACTGAAGATTGGTTCTACTGATTGGATGATTCGTCGTGGAATCAAACCAAATATCTTTGAGATTTATCGCAATGGATCTGTTTTAGATCAAAGTTCTTCTGCCATTGACCAGCAGAAGTACTTGGAACAATCTATTCTCAAGATGAACTATAAGTCATTCACTCAAATTGTTATTCTGGGTAGCAGTAACTTTGTTCCCTTTATGCAACTGACTGCGGCAAGTCGTAGGGAAGTTATTGAAGATCTTTTGGATATTAAGATTTTCTCTTCCATGAATGCCATTATTAAAGAAAAGATTCGTTCACTAAAAGAAGAAATAAGAACTCTCGATCTGAAAAAAGAATCTGTCAGGGATAAAGTTCAAATGCAACAGAACTTTATTGAAGAGTTGGAGAATCTTGGTAATGCCAACGTAAGTGCCAATAAGGAAAAGATTGCCAATATCAATGTTGAGATTGATAATTACAATGAAGAGAATATTGAGATTTCTAATAAACTCACTTTATTAGAAAAACAACTAGAAGAGTATGTTGGAGCGACCGACAAACTTCGTAAGTTGGGAAATCTTAAAGGCAAGATATCTCAGAAAGTATCTACGATTACTAAAGAGCATAAGTTCTTCGCTGAGAATACGGTATGCCCTACCTGTACCCAAAGTATAGAAGAGGAGTTTAGGTTAAATAGAATTAGGAGTGCTCAAGATAATGCAAAAGAGTTGCAATCTGGTTACAAAGAACTAGAGGAGGCAATTAAAAACGAAGAACAAAGAGAGCACCAATTTCTCGATCTATCAAAAGAGGTAACAAACCTAACGCATGGCATTTCTCAAAACAATATTAGGATTAACGGATTACAAAAACAAATCCGAAGTCTTGAACATGAAATTCAAACAATTACCGAGAACCTTGCAAACCGAAATTCTGAACATGAGAAATTAGAAAACTTTAAAAAAGATCTAAAATCAGTATATGATGATCTGTCTGGAAAGAAAGAACTGATTCAATATCACGACTTTTCTTATTCGTTATTAAAAGACAGTGGTGTAAAATCCAAAATAATCAAAAAGTATCTGCCACTGATTAATCAACAAGTTAATCGGTATCTGCAAATGTTGGATTTCTACATTAACTTCACACTTGATGAAGAGTTTAATGAAACTGTTCAATCTCCTATTCACGAAGATTTTTCTTATTCTTCTTTTAGTGAAGGTGAAAAACAAAGAATCGACTTGGCACTTCTCTTTACTTGGAGAGAAGTTGCTAAGTTTAAAAATTCAACCAACACCAATCTATTAATTCTTGATGAAATCTTTGATTCTTCTCTTGATGGATTGGGAACCGAAGACTTTATCAAGATTATTCGTTATGTTGTGAAGGATTCCAATGTCTTTATTATCTCTCATAAGGTAGGTATGGAAGACAGATTTGAAAGTGTCTTTAAGTTTGAGAAAGTTAAAGGATTTAGTCGTATGATCTCCTGATTGGAGCAGAACCATGCAAGTCCCAAACTGGCAAAAACATTCTAAAAAAGAACAAAAACGACATTTAAAACCACAAGCACTGAGGCAAGCAAAGAAACGACTTGCCCAGTTCAAAAAGTGTCACATGAACCGTCCTAATGGGACGGTTTCTTCGTATTATGGTTTCATAAGAAAGGAATCAAATGGCAGTCTCTCACGAAATCAAGTCTCAACTTGCCAAACTGCTGGCTACTGAAGATCTTGTAGTTGAGCATAAGAAGGTCTCCACTGCTTGCTTTAACGTTCATACTCGTGTATTGACACTTCCTTTGTGGGAGAAGGCAAGTAACACCGTCTATGACCTTCTGGTGGGTCATGAGGTGGGTCATGCACTCTTTACTCCTGATGAGGATTGGTTGGAGAAAGTAAAAGTTCCTCCACAGTTCGTGAATGTGGTTGAAGATGCTCGTATCGAAAAACTGATGAAACGCAAGTATGCTGGACTTGCTAGGACATTTTATAATGGATATAAAGAACTGAATGATGAAGACTTCTTTCAGATTGATGATGAAGATATTTCATCCTTCAATCTTGCAGACCGTGCTAATCTTTATTTTAAAATTGGTAACTTTATCATTTTAGAATTTAAATCTGAAGAACAAGAAATTATCAATTTGATTGGTGCTTGTGAAACTTTTTCTGATGTTTTGATTGCCGCAGAAGAACTCTACAAATATTGTAAAAAAGAAAAGGAGAAAGAACAAAAGATTTCTGATCTTGATTCGCACGAAACTCAAGGTGAATCTCAGTCTCCTGCTAATGATATTGTAGAGACTAATGACTCCTCTTCTGAAGAAGAGGGGGAGAGTGATAACTCTCAACCTAAGGAAGATGAAGGTTCTTATGGTGGCACTGCTCAGGGAGACCAAACTCAAGTAAATTCTAGTGAGGATGGTGAACCTGAAGTTCGCACTGCAGAATCTTTAGAGGATAAAATTCGGGATCTTGTTGAAAATGGTGGATGCGAAAACGTGTATGTTCAAGTTCCTCAAGTAAATCTTGATACTATTATTTCTAAGAATTTTGATGTTCACAAGGAAATTGATAATTCTTTTAAACATCAACAAAAAATTCATAACGAATGTGCTGAAGAGAAAAAATTTGTTGCGATTAATCTTTACGAAGAATCTGATAGAGAGTTTAAAAAGTTCAAGTCTTCTTCGGGGAAAGAAGTAAACTATTTGGTCAAAGAGTTTGAGTGTCGCAAGGCAGCAGACTCCTATGCTCGTTCCACCACTGCCCGCACTGGTATTCTTGACTGCACCAAACTTCATACTTACAAATACAACGAAGACTTGTTCAAGAAAGTAACAACTCTTGCTGATGGTAAGAATCATGGTTTGGTGTTTGTGTTGGACTGGTCAGGTTCCATGTCAGATGTAATGCTTGACACTTGCAAACAACTTTTCAATCTTGTGTGGTTCTGCAAGAAGGTTTCCATTCCTTTTGAGGTTTATGCTTTCACAAATGAGTGGCGTCGTTGTGAGTATGATTATGAAACTCAAGAATATATTTCTGCAGATCGCACTCCTCATTACGATAAGAAAGAAGGACTTTTGTCCGTTGATGATTCATTTTCTATGATGAATATTCTTACAAGTAAAGTTTCTGGAAGTGTACTTGAACACCAAATGATGAACATTTGGCGTCTTGCTCATTGTTTTGGCAGGTCTTACACTTCTCCGTATACTTATTCCAACCGTATGTGCCTTTCGGGAACTCCTTTGAATGAAGCACTGATTTCTCTTCATCAGATTCTTCCCAAGTTTCGGAAAGAAAACAAACTACAGAAAGTTCAATGTATTGTTTTGACTGATGGTGAATCAAATCAACTTACATACCATAAAGAAGTTCATCGTTCTTATTCGGACAAACCAGTTCTTGGTAGCGGATATGTTCACCCCCATAATACATTTCTCCGTGATCGTAAACTTGGAACTACTTACAGTATTGGTTATGGTTATCATGAATTTACTGATGTTCTTTTGAGGAATTTGAAAGACAAGTTTTCTAATATAAATTTTATTGGCATTCGTGTTCTTGAAAATCGATATGCAAATCGATTTATTCAACTTTATCATTCGATTGATGATGGTAAGGTTTATGATAAAATCCTAAATGATTGGAAAAAAATGAAGAGTTTTACCATTACCAACTCTGGGTATGATGCATACTTTGGTTTGTCTGCTTCTACACTTTCCCAAGATAGTGAATTTGAAGTTGCTGATGATGCAACTAAGTCCCAAATCAAGTCTGCCTTTGTCAAGTCTCTTAAAACTAAAAAACTAAATAAAAAAGTATTAGGAGAATTTATTTCTTTGGTAGCATGAAGACCTTTCAAAAATTTACTGCTGAAGCATATCGTTATCGTCAAATGCATCGTCCACCTGCTGGGTGGAAATCATATGGTGGGTATGAGAAAGAACCAGTAGAAGTTGATGCTACTGCCAAGAGAATAGATGCTATCAGAAAAAGTATTAATACCAAAAAGAACGATAAAACAAAGGGAGAATGAAACAAAACTGGAAAGAAATTGCTATTAATTCCGAAAAAGATCCCAAAGTAATTCAAATTTTAAAAGAAGGTCCAAAATCACTATCACAAGCGTGGTTGGTACAAGCAATGAGATATAAGTATGGACAGTCTGAGAACTGACCACTGGGGGTCTTTGAGACCCCTTTTTTCGTATATGATAACTAGGTTGAAACGAAACAAGCATGGCACTTTCTTCTGACTACATCCGCACCTCCCTGCAAAATCTGTATGGTAATAACATCAGCAGTGGTGACCTTCGTGCCTGGTGTAATTTGAATGGTTGTAATTATCAAACTGTTGCTAAAAAACTTGACAAATTCAAAGTTGGTCGTGGTAAGTGGAATCTTGAAGTAACTCAACAAAAAGTTGAAGAAATCGAACGTACCTTTAACGCACCTGCAGTGGTTCCACCTATTGAACAAAATCTAATTCCCGAAAAAGATGATACCTTCGTCAAGTTTGGTAATTTCAATGATATCAAGAAAATTATTTCCAGTCGTTTGTTTTACCCTACCTTTATCACTGGTCTTAGTGGTAACGGGAAAACTTTCGGAGTGGAACAGTCTTGTGCTCAGTTGGGTCGTGAATTGATCCGTGTAAACATTACGATTGAAACTGATGAAGATGACCTTATCGGTGGGTTTAGGCTTGTTGATGGGAATACTGCATGGCATAACGGTCCCGTCATCGAAGCACTCGAACGTGGAGCAATCCTTCTCCTTGACGAGATCGACCTGGCTTCCAATAAGATCCTCTGTCTTCAGTCCATTCTAGAAGGTAAGGGTGTCTTCCTAAAGAAGATTGGTCGTTGGGTGAAACCTGCTCCTGGTTTCAACGTTATTGCTACTGCAAACACCAAGGGTAAGGGTTCTGATGATGGACGTTTCATCGGCACTAACGTGCTCAACGAGGCATTCCTGGAACGTTTCCCTGTGACCTTTGAACAATCTTATCCTTCACCTGCAACCGAACAGAAGATCCTGGAAGGGGTTGCACTGGATCTTGGAGTGGAAGACCGTGACTTCTGTAAGCGCCTGGTGGACTGGGGAGACATTATCCGCAAGACCTTCTATGATGGTGGTATTGAGGAAATTATCAGCACCCGTCGTTTGGTTCATATCATCCGTGCCTACAGCATCTTCCAAGACAAGGCAAAGGCAATCCAAGTGTGTGTGAACCGTTTTGATGACGAAACCAAGCAAGCCTTCCTGGAACTTTATGATAAAGTTGATGCAGATTTCCAAATGCCTGCCAAAGAACTTGCATCTGAAGCACCTTTCTGATATAATTGGGGAAGGTAAAAAAGTGCCTTCCCTTATGAGTGATTCGATTTTTAACATTAACATGACTGACATTATTAAACCTTCTCCAGCAACTCCTTGGAAATATAATGAAGAGGAGATTGTTAAGGAACTTCTTGAATATATTCGTGGAACTTACACTCAACATTACTCTGCTGGAGATCAAAAGATTCAAACTTTGGATCTGATTGAAGCATGTGGAGACGGGGAAGCATTCTGTCGCAGCAATATCTTGAAGTATGCCTCTCGTTACGACAAGAAAGGAACTGCACGTCGTGACATTATGAAGATCTTGCACTATGCTGTTCTTTTGATGAACTACAATGATAAGAATGCTGTCCGTGAAACCTACAATCAATGAAACTTCAAGATAAAATTATGAAACTCTCTGATAAAACTCTGACTCTACTGAAAAATTTCTCTTCTATTAACCAGTCTATTCTTTTTAGGGAAGGTAATAGTCTTCGTACTATTTCTGTGATGAAGAATATTCTTGCGGAAGCAAAGATTGAAGAAGAACTTCCTAAAGATTTTGGTATCTACGATTTGAACCAGTTTTTGAATGGTCTCAATCTTCATCAGAATGCTGAACTTGACTTTCAGAATGATGGTTATGTTGTTATTAAAGAAGGTCGTTCCCGTTCCAAGTATTTCTTTGCGGATCCTAACGTAATCATTACTCCCCCAGAAAAGGATATTGTTCTGCCAAGTGAAGATGTTTGTTTCCTTCTTGATACCAAAGAACTTGATAAGTTGCTTAAAGCTGCTGCTGTTTATCAACTCCCTGACTTGTCTGTGGTTGGTGAAGCAGGTGTTGTGAAACTTGTGGTTCGTGATAAGAAGAACGATACTTCCAACGATTTCTCTGTGATTGTTGGTGAAACTGATGAAACTTTCTCTTTCAACTTCAAGGTAGAAAACATCAAGATTCTTCCTGGTTCTTATGAGGTAGTTATTTCTCGTAAACTTCTGTCACGATTTAAGAATACTTCATTCGATGTGACATACCATATTGCTCTGGAACCTGATTCTACTTTTGGTTGATGAAACACATTCTCTTCACTCTAAAAGAGTGCAACAAATCGTTCTTAGATGACGAACAGTTTGTAAGGGATGTTGTTTATCAGGCATCAGTTAAATGTGAATCAACTTTATTAGCACTCAACTCACACAAGTTTGACCCTCAGGGTGTCACTTGTGTGGCGATGTTAGCTGAGAGTCACATTAGTATTCACACTTGGCCTGAGTTGGGTATGGCAGTGTGTGACATTTTCACCTGTGGGGATCACACGAAACCCAAGGAGGGTGTAAAATACATGAAGATGATGCTTGACGCCAAAAGCATCGTAAGTAAATCATTTACGAGACCATTGGAATGAAAAACTGGGATGAATTGTTTGGCAATTTGTCAGACGAAGAGAAAAATAAGATTGCTCTTCTCCGAGTGATTGAGTGTAGTAATGGTGTGGTTCAGCATATGTTCCGTGCCAATGATGAGGATGCTTTGTCCATCGAAGAAACCCGAGATGCGATGAAGTTTTCTATGGGATGTATGAAAACTATGTCCATTCCTCTCAAAAGTCATACCGTTACATTCGCAGAAGAAACTGCCTCTGTCATGCATGAAGTTCGTGAACTTTACATTAGTGGGTTTAAGAATGGAAACCAAGAGGATCTGGAAGAATTCATGAGAGCTTCAAAGGCAAACTTGAATGCTGTAGGTCAAAAACGAATTCTGGAAGCAAGACAAATTGTCTTTGATGAGGTTGACGATATTCCTCCCTGTGCGCTAGACTGGGGTCTCGAATATATCTTCAGTCTCGTTGGTTGGTATCGATGAACATCTTTGTTACAGATCCATTTCCTGCTGAGAGTGCCATTTGCCTTCCTGACAAACACATTGTCAAAATGCCGTTGGAGTGCTGCCAGATGCTTAGCATTATTGCTTCTCCCTGGTATCATAATTATGGGACTCTTCCCAAGCAAGACGGCACTGCCTACAAGACAGAGAAAGGGGCATTCCGCAACCATCCCTGTACTAAATGGGCGGCAGAGACGGTGGATAATGCCTACTGGCTCATCAAGTGGGGATTGAACTTGTGCCAAGAGTATACTCTACGATATAATAAACAGCATTCCTGTGAAGGAACACTGACTCACGCTTATTACCTTTTTCCTAAAGGTAAATTGACAGAGGTAACTCCTTTCGCACGAGCAATGCCTGAGGAATGGAAGTACGATAATACAATTGATACATTTGAAGCATACAAAAGGTATATCGCATCTAAATCTTGGGTGTCTGATAACTATCTTCGTATGCCGCAACGTAAACCTGATTGGATTTAATTATGAGTGAAGTTAATTTCAAGAAGCATAGAGTGTTTCGCGAAACTGATTCTGTTATTTTTTATGATATTTCTGTAGAGGATTCAAATGCTTCCGACCTTGTAGTTCATACTGGTCCTGCTATTTCTCCGCCAAATGATGTAGTTGGCGCAAAGCAGTTCTATATTCATTATCATCAAACTGATCATAATCGTGTTTTGTCTGGTATTCGTACATTTGAATTGGTAAATCCTGCCTGGAAATATCCCTACCATATAGTCCATTTAAATCGAAGTTCTGGTGCTCTTATAATTCCTATTGGAACTTATCATCGCAGTATTTCTGGAGAAGATGGATCTATTGTCATTAATCAGGCAATTCGTGATAATGAATTTAATCCAGAAACAGAATTTATTCCAGTTTCTTCTGGACAGAATGTAGAGATATATCGTATACTGGCAAACGAAAAACCAGTGATTCATACTATTGGGGAATAATTTATTATGACAAGTGAATTTCTTTTTGTGGAGAAATACCGTCCTCAAGTAATTGATGATTGTATTCTTCCTGATGAAACTAAAAAAACATTTAAGGAGTTTGTAGAGAAAGGTGAGATTCCAAATCTCCTTCTTGCAGGTCCTCCTGGTATTGGTAAAACT